CCGGCTGAACATCGACATCACCAGCGATTCCGGGGACCGGGTGCGCCAACGGCGGGTGCTGGAGCGGCTGAACTATTACAAATCCCTGCGGTCACACAACGACGGTGTGCGATATTTCCTGGTGCCGGAAAAGTCTTGGGCTGTGGCCGGGGGAATGTTCACTGGGAGCCGGGAGGTGGACCGGGCAGAAATCGCCGTGCCGCCGCTGAAAAAGCCGGGCGGTGAGTTTTTCGCCGCTGCGGGCGGCGCTCTGGCCGGGACACGGAGCGAGGACCACGCGGAAATCACCCTGCCGGAGCTGGTAAAGCCGGGTGGAAAGAAGGCCCTTCTGACCGGCGGCATATTCACCGGGAGCCGGGAGGTGGACCGGGCAAGCGTCGAGATACCGCCACTGAAAAAGCCGGGGGCTGGCGCTGTGCTGACCACCGGCGTCAGGTTCACGGGATACCGGCGGAGGATAAACACCACCGTATCCGTGCCGCCTCTCACCAGGCCGCAGGGCGCAGGGGAGCGGGCGGCGGCAAGCGGCTGCATCGGGAGCATCGAACGGGCGACGGTGAAGCTGGACGCAAGCCGGGTGCAGAAGCCAACCGGAAGGGGCGCTGCGGCTGGGACGGCTGGGGTTTTCCACAGCTATCAACGCATGAGTGTATATATTCCAACAACAATTTCAGGGAGGTAAAAAGCTATGGCGCACTGGAAAGACACAGCCGTCACAAACGAGGGTGTGGAAATGCTCAACGAGTGGATGGCGGGGAGGAACATCAAGGTCGTGGCCGCATACGGCGGAACGGGGACGGTGGACCCGGAACTGCTGGAGGAACAGACCGGGCTTGTGGATATGCGGCAGGAGCTTTATATCCTGGGGGAAGAGAATGACCCGAAGGGTAAAACGGTTCAGTTGCAGGTACACAACGCCGAGGTGATGGAGGAATACGAGCTGAACCAGGTGGGCGTATTCGCTGCCTTGGACGTGAAGGACACGGATTCGCCGCAGGAAATCCGGGAAAGGATGAAGCTGCTCTTCATCATGCAGGACGGAAAGGGCGTCAGCATCCCGTCGGCCATGGAAGCAAGTTTCCTCCTGGAGCTGTACTGCAAAATCGGCATTACGAACAACGGGCGGTTTGAGGTATCCATATCCGCCGCAGGTATCGTGACTGCCGCCTATCTGCGGGAGGCGCTGGAGCGGACCATTGCCGCCCACAACGCAGACCCAGGCGCACATAACAGTCTGGCGGCGCGGATGCTGGCAATCGAAACCGCGATGAACGGGAGCGGGACCATCATCCGGGCGGGCGACCCGACCGTGGAGACGGTGGGCCAGAAGGGCCAGCACTACATCAACACCGATAGCGGCACGGAATTTGAGTGCGTCGAGGTCAACGAGGACGGCTATATCTGGAATCCGGTGGAGGATGGAAAATCCGTCCGCGACCTGCTGGGGGCGCTGGGAAACGCGGAAACCACCCTGGCCGACGTGGATGCCCGGCTGGGCCTGCTGGAGCTGATGTACCGCACGCAGGTCAACGGCAACCCGTTTACGGTGTCCTTCTCCGATATGTCCGGTCTGGTGGTGACGGGCGTATGGAACGAAACATTGAAGCGGGTGGAGTTCTGATGAACGATGTGCGGGAATTTTCCGTACCGACCGCGCA